TTCAAGAAACATTCTCCTATGTAATTAGGAACACGAGGTCTTGCTGCTCCATCGTCACGTGCCTTTAAGACAGAATTACGATAGACAGTAATTGCTGCTAGAAACTCTTTGTTATTGACATAATATTCTGTCTTCTTTCTCATTCTAGGCATTTCTGTTATCCTTATTGTAGGGGAAATGAACACAATTGTCAAGAGGGGGTTGACAAATGTTTAAAAAAGCAGTAGACTAACTCTGTCAAGGGTTAAAGGGGGGTCTAGCTTCTTTTATATAATTTTTCTAGAGTCTCTTTAGTTTTATTCACGGAACCTAAGTTTCCCATATCACGAGTAAATTGTTTGGGATTAGCAGATTCTTTAAATTGTGTTAACTCTATATGTTGTCTTTGAACAGTGACATTATAAAAATTTTTTATATTAACATCTTCAACTTCAGTCATTGTAATAACATGTTTTTTAGGAAGAACGAATGTATGATCAAAAGTAGAAGTAATCCATTCGGTTAGAGCAAAACCTCCGATCCTAAGATTTTTATTAGTAGCATCTATCTTAGTCACTTCCATAGGACTATCAAGCACTAGACTATCATCATCAGGCATGTAAGAAACTTTTGATATAAGTTCCTCTCCAGTAGTAAGTTTAATTGTAGCGATAAAATCTTCTTCCATTAACTTGCTTTTAAATTTATCTTAATGACTTCATATTTAAAATTCTCTTCGTTGTATATAGTTACCCTTTCATTGAGATGTTTTATAGTATAATTCTGACCTCCGATATCATCAGCAATATCATATAGTGTTGCTATACTCTTTCCTTCTCCCTTACGTAAGACTCTACCAATTGATTGTAGGTTTCGGATACGGGATTTGGAGGGCGATGCAAAGATGATGTTATGAAGACGCTTAATGTTAATTCCAGTTGAGAATGTGCCGTAACTGGCAACAATGACTGCATTATCTTCCTCCTCTGTAATAAGACGAACCTCTTCACGGTCTACTACTTCAGTACCACCATGAACAAAGAAAACTTTTCTATCTTCTTTGACATTACTATTTATTAAATCATATAAAGGTTCTCCATGCTTTTCAACGTAGTTAAATAGTACTAGAGTGTTACCTTCTAGGTCTTTAACTAAATTTTTAATTAAGTTATTACGACCACGATGCTCAACCAAATAGTCTATCTCATCATGATATGTTTCAAAATGTTGAGAGGAGTGTTTACACAGCAGTATTTTAATCCTAAATTTAGATAGGTAACCTGACTTGATAAGATCATCTGTCTTAGTTACTTGATCGCAAGATCCAAAGAGACCTTCTAATACCCACTTATGAGTCTTAGATCCGTCTAAAGTACCAGTAAATCCAAATCTATACTTAGCATTATGCAACTTAGTCATGATGCCTGTAAGTGATTTACTCTTAAATAGATGTGCTTCATCACCAATCACACAATCTATGTCATCAAAATACCTTTTAGGAAACTTGTAAATAGATTGCCAAGTAGATATAATAATATCTTTATCTGTATTTTTATCCTTACCACCATAAATCTTATGAACAAAGTCGTCAGCATTCCACCCGTAAGAAATAAAATCATTGACCATCTGCTCAACGAGGGATGTAGTTGGGACGACTATAAGTATCTTCTTTGCGGTGGCAGCATAGTATCTGACTATGGAGTAGATCATCAGAGATTTCCCACTACCCGTAGGAGAAAGTAACAACTTACGATTATTTTTTATAGCCTCGTAGACTGCCTTGTATTGGTAAGTACGAGGTTTTATATTGCAAACCTTATCCATAAAGGTTTTAACACCTGCTGGTGATACAAACTTATTCTCTTCATGTATATCACCATACCATTCACTACTCTCATACTCTATCTGGTATTGTTTTTCATGTGCCCATGTATGAAGATGCTCTGTTAGACCATGATACAATGCACCAGTAGCGGGTGAATATAATTGTATAGTACCATCCCAATGTCTATACCTAGGATTCTTTTTTAAATATTTTGCTTCGGGAACTTCAAACGTAAAGTAATCTGCTAGTTCTCTATGAACATATTCTTCTGGAGAATGAACAGTAACGTATACTTCATTCTTCTTTTTGACTAGGAGGTGTGTCATTACTGTCCATTGATAAATTTCTCCCACTCAATAGCACTCTTGACTTGGAATCCTCTGTTTGATATTTGTTTCATTACCTGATCTAACCAGTAAAGCATTTGATCTAGGTATTTAATTTTCGCTTCTAGGTTAATGATCTCATCATCAGACTCTAGATATACTTTCATCTTTTCAGATGTCTTGATACTATTGCCAAAAGGTTTTTCGGCATATACTCTTGCGTCAGCTTCTCCTCCATAGTACTCACGCTTTTCTTTTACAAGTTTGCGAACTTCAAATTCAAGTGAGGTTTTAATCTGAGATATATCGGTATAGTGGTTTAAGTATTTATTATGGCAGAAAGGAATGTCTAATGCGATCTGTCCTAGATCAGCACTGTATTGTTTATTCTTAAATTGAAAATCTACGTGACTATCTTCTGTCCAATCTGCTCTCAGTTTTTCAAATTTATTACGAAGGGTTTCAAAATTCATGCAAATGGTCTCATCTTCTCATCAAGTATATCGTACTTCTCATACTTAAACGTAACGTCAGCAAGTAAGTAGTCTACATCTCCTACTGTAGCATCAAATGGTACTCCTGACAAGCTTATTGGGAATAAATTAATAAATTCTATTACGTGATTTACATTGGAATGAGAGGTAAGAACAAACAACCTACCATTAGAATATAAATCTGGAGTTCCTTCAGCAGTTCTAGAATCAGCAAGTCCATAAGTTCTGATCCAATTATGAATAGAGTAATAATTTTTTAACTCTTCATCTATCATAAAACGAACAGTCAAATCACCAAATGATACTCCACCACTAGCAGCAATAGGTACACCTCTGAAAGGTGTCTGAACCTCAGCAAATGGCATTGATATATCTGGTATAGATGCGGATTGACAAAAGAAATCTACACCATGAAATAACTGTAGGTCTAATTTAAACCCTACAGGTATTAAAAAATTTCTATTTTTTGGTTGCTCACTATACCAATTAGCAGCCATGTCAATTCCTTAAGCTAATTACTATTTAGTATACCACCAGTACGGTCCTTCGCCAGGACCTCCTGTGTAATCATCATCATCGTCATCATCCCATGTTATATTAATGTTAGGTGGTTTCTTTTTCTTCCAACTTCTTATTGTTATAACTGTAGCTACTGTCACAGCAGATACGATGGGTGAAGCATATATTAATATTTTTTGTAACATCTATTGCCAATACTCATCTAATACATCAAAGGTTTTGTTTAAATATTCGTTTGCTCCTATACATTCCCACTTACCCTTCTCACCAATTTCACATTTGTAATGTAGTTCTCTTTTGAGTTGCATGAGTCTGTTAGTCATTGCGACTTTATCTAATCTACCGTTCATGATAGTCTTTTGTTATATGTTATTATAACATATTTAATAAAAAAAGGGAACCCGAAGGTTCCCTTTGATTTGATATCGTAACCGAATTACATTAGGTTTGCAACACGTACACGTCTGTAGTACTGGTTAAGACCTGATCCGAGTGCTTCAGCATCAGGAGTACCGTTCGCTTTAACAACGAATGGGTTAGCAACCATACCATAACGTGTCTTAAATCCAATCTTAGGTTGGAATGTGTCAGGACCAATTGATCTGACCATCTGTAGGGGAACGTATGGACAATAGAAGAGTCCAGCGTCATAAGGTGAAGAACCTTTGTATCCTACAACGTAGTAGTGAGTATCACTTACGTTAGCAGAGAAAGGATCAACAAATACCTTAATACGTCCGTTGATTGTTCCAACAAGTAGATTACCTGTGTCATCAACCTCACCGATGGAAGGACCACCAGCACCAGTTAAACCAGAAGAGTAGTCTAGAGTACCAGACATAGCAAGAGCACTAGCAACATCAGCAGATGTGATGATGAAGTTACCCTTTCCTCTACGAGTTTGCTGTGCGATTGCGTTAGCATCTCTTTCTACTTGGAACATCAGTCCTTTGAATTTCTCAACTGACCATCTTCCATTTGAGTCAACGTCTAGGTCAAATACACCTGCATTTGCCACGTTGTTTTGTGCTCCAGACTTAGCAACTGTATAAACAGTTCTAACAACCTCACGGTTGATTTCAGCAAGGATCTCACTAGACAAGATGTTAGCAAGTTCTTGCTCTGCATCTAATCCGTGGATTGCTTTCAAGTCTTGAGCAAGTTCTAGAGTGTACTCAGCTTTTAGAGCTCTTGACTGTGCAGTCACAGAAGTTTTCTCTATACTGAATGACATCTCTCTGAAGAGCTTGTTGCTTTCTCCTAAAGCTTCAGCATCTTCTCTTGCCATTGGCTTCTCACCACGTGCATAGTTACCTGCTGTTGTACCACCACCAGTAGCATCGTTAAGAAGACCTGGGTTAGCACCTGCAACAGGGTTTGCTGTGTCATATGCATTTGCGGATGCATCAAATCCAGCAGAGAAGTCGCTATCAGGCTCATTGAATAGAGCTTCTGCTCCATCTCTTCCTTCAAAGTGTGACTTCATTGCGAAGATAAGACCTGTAGGTCCTGACATTGGTTGTACACCACAGATGTCATATGCTACTAGGTTAGGCATAGCACGACGGATCAAGCTGATTAGAACAGGGTCAAATCCAGCTAGTCCACCAGTTTGAGTAGTTAGTCCACTACCAGATAATCCACTAGCACCAATAGCACCAGAAACATTACCTGCGGAACCGCCAGCCTCGTTAATCATTCCACGCTCTTCACGTAGGAATCTTTCTTGGTTTTCTAACAGAACTGCGGTTACTGCTTTCTTATAATTGTCTTTGATAGGTTCTGTACCTTCGTGACTAAGAACAGGGTTCCACTTTTCTGTCAGAGCTTGTGCGTTAAACATTTGTTTAATTGCTCCGAATTTAAAGTAAATTTATAATTTATTTCCAACGAGCGAGTGCAGCAGTGTACGCATCCATTGCTGGAGTTGTTACTGTTGTTTCTGCTCCCTCTACTGGAGTTTCATCAGCAACTTCTGACGTTGCCACAGTTTTCTTCTCTGAGAAATATGCTTCCTTGAAAGTTGTTACCTTCTTGGTAAAATCTTCCTCTGATACGAATGTAACTGCTTCAGCAAGTTTGCTGAGTTTGTCTTTCTGAGTATCTGCCAATCCTTCTGAAACAGTGTTCAGTATAGTTATTCTTGCAGACTCATTTAGACGTTCTTGAAGTTTCACATTGGACTTGACCTGTTCGTCTAGTCTTTCTTCCATCTCACGAATTGATTCAGCCATACTTTCTACCACATCCACTTTTTCGTCTGGGATAGAAATGTAGTGCTCTTCAAAGAGACTCTTAAGACCTACCATGAAGTCTTCAGTGATCTCATTCTTTATACCACGATCAACAGCTAATTGGTTCTCTTCAAGCCATTGAGTCACGGCGTAGTTTACAGTTCCGTTAACGTCTTCTGCGAGTTCTGACTGAGCAGCAAATATCTTCTCAGCAGATTCGTTAGCGAAATGTTCTACAATCTTGTCATACTCTTCTGAAAGTTTTGCTTTGATAGCAGCTTCAAAGATAGTCTTTGCTTTCTCGGCAAACTCTTCAGAGAGTTCTGTTCCCTCAAGGAGGGCTTTTACATCGTCGGATACATCCACAGATTCAAACGATGGTTTAATTGGATACTTCACATCAGGACCTTTAGAAGTTCCGTTTGTAATTTCAGCACCTAGGGAATTAGGACCTGCTTCGTCACCTGGTTTACCAGATGGGGATGATACACTAGTGTCCTGAGATACAGGTGCGGATGCCTTAGCACCAGGATTTTGCTCACCTTCACCTTTAGCAGCATGAAGAGGAGGTGACTGGGATCCACCCAAGTCATTTCTTGATTGTCCGTTAGCAACAGCCTCTGGAACTTTAGGATCAGAACCTGATGGTTCATCCTTTCCGCTTGAAGCCTGTTGTGGATCACCCGAAACTTGAGTTGGTTCGGAACCAGTACCAGGAACTACTGTTGCAGTTACTGTCGGCATCGGATCCTGATATTCTTTGAGAACATCAGCCTGCTCGGTGGCGAATTCCTCAAACTTTTCGTTTAATGTATTTGACATCTTAAGTCTTCCCTGAAATTACTGTGAATAATCTATGTTTATTTAGTTAATTACAAACCTGAAAGGAAATGTTCAAACACTCTCAGTGTTCTTTCCTCTAGGTTTTTGCGTGTTGCATTGTTCATGTAACTCTGATATTTAGCAACTTTAGTTTCCTTTAGTATGCCATTATCCCAAGCCCACTCTTTACCTTCCATGATACCATTAACAAAAGCATCGGGTGCGGAAGGATCAGCAACTATATCAGCTGCTGTTGCTAACATGAAGTCATCCATAACTACGTTACAGTCTTCACGTTTGTCAATAGAACCCATACCTCTAGATGAAACACCTAATTTTACACCCTCACCTAGTAGAGATGATGCAATTTTACCCATTGGAGTATCTAAAATTTGTGCTTTACCTCTAAAGTTTGTACCATCTTCTGCAAGAGATACAATTCTATGAGAAACTCTATCCAAATTGACTGTAGGTCCGTCTGGATGTCCCAACTCACCAAGAGCACGTGATGTTTTAATGTACTCTTCGTTGTAACGATTGACTTCTTTCTGTAGAACTTGGAATGGATACATACGTCCATTGCGGTTCTTTAATTCTGATTGAAGAAATACTCCTTCTATGTACAATTTTTTACTATCACCTTTACCTTCGGTGATTACTTGTACATCTTCAATCGTTTCCGTTATCAGTTTCATCGGGCGTTTCCTCTGGGGGTTCTTGAAAATATGTCGCTGCTACTGATTTTTTATATTGATCAACAGCGTCACTTGATCTTGCGTAAAGCAAATCTTGAAGTTTGTCAATAGCATCTGCACGTTTGTTATCAGCTATATGTGATACAACATCCATTACTTCAGCTTCGGGATTTGCTTGATCAGTTTTGTTCTCTTCAGACATAATAATTAATTATTTAGTATTACTTGTAGGTGCAGGTTGAGATTTTGCCATTTGGAGTTGCTTTTTATGAGCGTCATCCGCAGCTGCTTGGTCAAGTGCTGCTTGGTCATCTGCTTGCTGTGACTGGATTTCTGGAGCATACGCTGTGTTCATACGATCCATTTGATCTAGTTGAGTCACATCAATAGGATCCATAGCAAGACCTTGATCAATCTCTTTCTGCATTTGCTTGTCAATCTCTTTATATTCTTTCTCAGATTGTTCAAGAATATGTTTGCGGATATATTCAATTGAATAATACTTACCAACGAATACATCCATTTGAGTTGCAAGTTGAATGCGTTGACCCATCAACTCCTTCTCTTTTAATTCATTGAAATGATTATCAAAAAGAAAGTCATACTGTATATGCTCTTTCATGTCATCCCAATCTTCAGGAGAGATTACTCCTTTCAGGATAAGTTGAGTCTTGAGTATATCGTGAAATAACTCTCCGAATCTTTTGCGAAGTCTTCCGATAAACTTAGTAAACTTAAGTTCGTCACGAAGAACTTCTGTTGTCTTACCTAGATTAAATCCTTTGTTATCATCTGTAAGACGTGATGGAGGTAGGTTTAAACTGTTGTATAGTTTCTTTTTAAAATACTCTACATCCTTAAGTTCACCTAAGTTTTGACCAGCTGGTAATGTAGTGATTTCAGTTCCTCTACCACCCTCTCTACGTGGTAACCAGAAGTCCTCAAGCATACTCATATGCTTTTTGTCATCACGGATCTCACCAGTGCTTGCATCGTAAACTAATTTATTACGATAACGTGCCATTACATCACGTAAGTATTGTTCTGCCTTTACCTTTGGAAGATTACCTACATCAATGTAGAAGATTCTTCTCTCAGGAGCACGAGATAATCTGTATATAACAAGAGCATCTTCAATCATGCGGAGTTGATTAAGAGACTTAATCGCCTTGTGCATAAAACTAAGATGCATTCTTTTGTTTAAATCTTGTAGTCCAGAAGAACAGAAAGCAATTGAATCAACTGCCATCTTAATTCCTTGTGAGTTAGACATATCTCCCACAGGACCTAATGCACCACCCCTTAAATATCCTCTTGGGTTGTACAGATAATAGTCAATATAGTTACCCCATTCATTTTCTAAAGCGGTTCCCTTTAGTGCTCTTGAAATATTGGGATCCATATTATTACCCATCTTTCCAAGTTTCTGCCTTACCTTACGCATTTTCATTGCGTCTACGTAACGTAATTCAGTAATACCTTGTTTAGGATTATCTAAATCAACTACCTTATGATAAAAAATTCGTCCGTCAATATACCATGAACGAACGATTTCATGAGCACGATTATCAAAGTTCATCAATCTCTTGATGTAATCAAACTCATCTCTTACTTTCTTTTTAACTCCTGCACCAATATCTAAATTTTCTAGATTGATATCAACGCAACTATCGTTGTTGTCAGAAACAACAAACTCATTCACTATCTCGTCAACAGCAGAATCCACTTCTGGATGAAGAGCCATATCCCTATATCTACGGATAAGTTCATATTCATTCCTTGCGGTGGCATCTGTGTCTACGTATGTTCCAAAATAACCGCCAGCTGCAATTGAGACAGGTTCATCAGCGAGAGGAGGTACTGGTGATTGACCTTTCTTTTCTGTCTTGCGGTTTATTTGAAAGCCAAATAATTGACCCATTATTAATTAAACTAAGTGTTTCCTACTGTTATTTATAGGATAGAAATTCCGCTATCTCCAGCAGTTGTATCACTATCATCTCCAACAGTCCAGTAAGAATACTGAAATTCAACTGAGAATTCTTCAATCTGATCGTTACTATCATATGCAAGATCAATAGCAGATGTGCTTATTGGGAATGCATACCATAACTTGTATGATCTTAGTTCAGAACCTGCGGGTGAGTTATCTTTTTCAAGTTGTCTAATAACAACTGAGCGACCATACGCTGTAGGATCTTGAATAGCACCTGTGTTTGCTTTATGTGTATTAATCTGGTTCAACCATTGTTCAAAATATGAACGTGACTTCATCTCTTTATCATTGATGAATGTTGCTGACCAGTTATCAAATGTTCTGTCTCCAGCAATCTTAACTGTTCTTCCTCTGAATGGAACTTCAATTACACCAATGTTTGATGCAGGAAGTGCAGCAGACTTACACATGTATGAAACTAAAGTTTGATCAGCTTCAACTGTACCAGGGAACGTAATGTCCACCTGAAACATATTAGGTCTGACACCCTGTTTAACCTGTGTTAGAAAACTTGATACGTTGCTTGTAATTGCCATTGTTTTAAATGTCCTCTTCTTATATATTTAACAAATTAGCGTCCAATGACTTCACTGAACGATACACCAGTTCTAGTAGCAGTAAATGTTACTGTTACATAGTTGATGGAACGAGCAGGTTTGATGAACAGTTCCGCAACAAATTCATTGCGATCAATAACTGCTGGTGTGTTGTTTGATGTATCACAAACAACTAAGAAGTCAGTAATACCCTGTTGTGCAACAATGTCATTCAAATATGAATTGATATTTGAAAGGAACCCAGTACGAGTAACCTCGTCATTAAGTTCAAATAGAACACTCTTAGCAAGTGCTTCAACTCTAGACTCAATGTTAAGGAATAGTCTACGAACATTAATCCTATCAAATGCGGAAGGTGATGCAAGAGCAGTCTTGTCACCAAATAGTACAGCACCAGTTCCAGGAAAACTTACAATAGGGTTAATTCTGTTTTGATAGAGTTCGTCTCTATCTGCCTTGTTAGGATTATATGCTAACTTAACTACGTTACGAACTCCACCACGAGATAATCCTGCGGGTGAAATCCAATCAGCAACTGTTGTAGAAGTATTAACACATAAGCCAGCAACGTCACCATTACATG